ATTCTGTAAGGAATAGTTCAGGTTGTATTGTTCAATTTATATATGGAGAAGATGGGATGGACGCATGTTTCGTAGAGTCCCAACCGTTGGTGATCATGGATTTAACAACAGAACAAATCGCAAAGAAATTCTTATTGAATGAATCAACTGAATGGAATAAACTATTAACTGAAGAAGCAATTCAAACTATGGAACAAACTAAAGATTATCAAAAGTTATTTGAAAAATCATTCTATGATATTCTAGAGCATAAGGAGTATATCTTTAATGAAATCTTTAAAGGGATGTATACCAATAATACAATTAATTATCCTATCCATCTAAAACGAATCACTTCAAATATATGTCTTCAAGAAAAAGAATTATCATCCATTTCACCGGTTGAAATTCTATCCAAAAATTCATCGCTGAAAGAAAAACTATTTGTAAATGGTGTCTTTCATAATAATAATCTAATCCATATCTTAATCGATATACATTTACATCCTAAGAACCTTATCCATAATTATAAGATTCAAAAAGAAGAATATCATCAAATTATAGAACAGATTGAATATCTGTTTGAAACTTCGCGGATTAGTCCAGGTGAGATGGTTGGAGCTGTTGCAGCTCAAAGTATTGGAGAACCAGCGACACAAATGACATTAAATACATTTCACTATGCGGGTGTAAGTGCGAAATCAAATGTAACTCGGGGTATTCCTCGGTTAAGGGAATTATTAGGTGTAACTAAAAATCTAAAATCTCCATCAACAACTATCTTCTTAAAGGAGAATATAAGAGAGAATCAAAATAAATCACAATATGCGAAAAATAAGATCGAATATACTGTTATCAAAGATATAGTTACAAAAACACAAATTTATTATGACCCTAAAAATGTTGGGTATGAAACAGATATTGAAGAAGATAAAGGTATTCTTGAAATTTATAAAGAATTCCTTCATATGGATAAAGGTGAAGATTATGAATATGAAGAAACAGCTCCATGGATTATTCGATTCACCTTTAATAAAGAACTAATGATGGAGAATGGTATTGTAATGGAGGATGTCTATCTATCAATTAATAATTATGATAGTGAAAAGATTCAATTTATCTATTCTGATGATAATTCAAAAGAATTAATTGGAAGAATCTCCATCAAAGCAGAACTCAAGGGTGAAGAGAATGAGTTTTTGAATGGTCTTTCAGATCAAACAGATGTTCTCTCGATATTTAAGAAGATCCAAGAAGATATCCTTAATAATGTTGTAATTAAGGGTATTAAAGGTATTACCAATATTGTAATGGGTGAAAAGAAAACATTCCTAAAAGAAGAAGGTGAAATTAGTTCTAAAAAGGTATGGGTTCTTGAAACAGATGGTGTAAATATTTTAGACGTATTTAACTCTGATTTTGTAGATTTTGCGAATACATATTCAAATGATATACTTGAAATATATGAAGTTCTAGGTATTGAAGCAGCGAGGAATCTATTAATCGAAGAAATTACAAGTGTTATGAGCGACGCATCATATATTAATAATCGTCATATAGAATTATTGTGTGATATTATGACAAATAAAGGTTATCTAACCGCCATTAATCGTCAAGGAATTAATCGTGGGGATACAGGTCCATTGGCAAAATGTTCCTTTGAAGATACAACGGATCAATTGATTAAAGCTGGTATCTTTGGAGACAAAGATAAATTAAATGGTGTTTCGAGTAATATTATGATGGGACAAACCATTAAAGCTGGAACAGGAATGTGTGATATATTACTTGATGAACAAAAACTAATCGAAGAAATAAGTAATATTAATCTAACTCAAGAAGATTTTATAAGTGTTACAGATAAGAATATTGAAACCTTATTAGAAGGGGATGAAACACAAGAAGAAGAAGATTATTATTGTAATGATGATAATTTTGAAATGACCGGCTTTTAACAATAATTAAACATATCTAATTGATGTTTATAAATATTATTTTCATTTTTTATTTGATTACATACTTCATTTTTATCTTTTTCAGTTGATTCATAGGATATTCTTCCTCCACCTTTCATTTTACCAATCACTCGGTGATATGTTTCTCTTTCTTTTGGAGTGAGTTTTAACTCAAATGTTGGACTTTCAGCATTTGCTTCAAATAATTTTAAGATACGGTTAAAGAATCCAGGTCCTTGAACCTCTTCTTTTTCAACAGGATGTTCTTCTTCTAGATCTCTAATCTTATTCTTTTGAATGATTATATTATTTTTATTAATTAATGCTCTCGTATGGTGTTTTTCTTTTTCTTCTTTGATCCTTTTTTCTTTTAGTTTATCATATTTCGCTTTATCTCTTTCTTGAATTAATTTATCATTTTTCTTTATAATATTCTTATCAGACTTCATAATCTTGTCTAATATTGTTGTGATTTTCTTCTTCCTTTCTTTTTCATTATCCTTACGAAGGATCTCTAAAGAAATGTATTTTGATAAAGAATGTTGTCTTGTCTCACAATAAATTAAGATTAATACCTTATCTAATTTTGTTAAGCCATCAATCTCTCTTTGAATGAATTTCTTATAATCATCATACAAAAATAGTATTGATTGGGGAGACCGTTCATCACATTGTTTCATTGTTCCAACTGAATCCGTAAACATCTTATCAAATAGTGAAGGAGGATCAATCTCAGAACAAGGGGTTAAACGGTTTTTCATCATTTTTTTAAATTTGGATAATTCACGTTTATCTTCAAATAGTTCCATAAGATTATTTACTATTTCTTCTTCATTTATTATTAATCCCATATCACGAATCTTTTGTTGAATGTCCTCTTCGAATGTATTATCGTATTTTTCGATTCCACAACAAACATTAAACCAATTTACATTATAAATCGCAAATGAATTCTTAGATATATTTGAAATTGTTCGGTTTTCAAGATATTGTTCGTAGCCTTTGATTTTAATTTCGATGCGTTTTTCCATTTCCATTCTCTCTTTCATCGCATGTTCTTTAACTTTACGTTCTTCTTCATTCATTTTATCTTCAAATAATTTATTTTGTAACCTCTCATTCTCTATTTCAGTTTCTACCTTCTTACTAATCTCTTCTTCCTGCTTACTTAAATTATTTTGATAGTCTTCAATATCATTAAGAAGTTCCTTCTCTTGACCTACTTTTGTTTGGATTGGTAGTCCTTCTTCACCATCTATCTTTTCATTCACTAATGTTTTATCTTTCTGTTGTTCTATTTCTTTTTCAAAGTTTTCTTGTTGATCTATATCTTTTTGTTTTTCTTCTTGTTCAGCTTGATTTCGAAACTCTTCTTCAATCCTTCTCCGTTCCATAATTCTTTCTCGTTCAATTTCTCGAACATTTTCTATCTCTTTCTTCATTCTTTCTTCGTCATCATTATTATCATTATCATTATTTAACCCTTCTTCTTTTGGTTCATCTCCTTTTTTATATATATCATAGTTAAACATTTCTTCAAGATCATAAGTATTATCTCCTCCCAATTGAATAATTTCTTTCATTCTGTCTTCAATATTACATTCTAATAAATAAAGGAATAACAGCTTTACATTGTAGTTCTTCTGTTCTTTTTGAATTAAGTTATCGCATTTAATATTTTTATAATTAAAAATGATTTCTCCTTCATCTTCTAATCTATAGGATTTGTAATTAAATATACTCTGTATTGTAGGAGATTTCTTATAACTTGGCTCATTATTAATAATTGTTGCGAGATCTTGATAATCAATCATTTGTAAATAATGACCTTTCTTATCCTTTTCATTGTTGTCCTTATTAAATATATTTGTAGAGGGGAGAAATTCAATTGATGGGAATGATAATAATATATGAACATTTGATAATATTTTTCCTATCGTTTCAGGTTTCACTTTATCGGTCTTCTTTTTAGTTTTTTTATTATTTTTACCACCCCTATGTTTACTCTTTTTACGTGTGAGTTTCTTTCTATTTGGCATAATATATTATAATATAATATTATAATATTTATTAAAAAAAAGTTTATAAAAGATATTACTTATTCACTTTCGCCTGAACCAAGGAATGGAATGGCTCTTGATGCTAATGAAGCACCTTTCGCAAGTCCGAGAGCAATTAATGGTGGAGCTCCACCATTCTTTCTCCTCGCCTTACTTCTTTTCCTACTCTTTGTTCTACTCTTTGATCTACTCTTTGTTCTACTCTTTGTTCTACTCTTTGTTCTACTCTTTGATCTACTCTTTGATTTAGTCTTTGTTTTAGTCTTTGATTTACTCTTTGTTTTAGTCTTTGTTCTGGTTTTCTTTCTGGTTTTCTTTTTGGTTTTCTTTCTCCCTTTTCTCTTCTTTTTTCCACCTGCTAATGCGGGATACCCAGGTAATACTGGTAATTGACCAGCGATTTGATTGTCTATATTATGGTCAAAATGGAACGCGGCTGTTAAAGGATTCATTATAATTTATATTATATTTTTATTTTCGGATGTCAATATTAAATTCAGGTTCATTTTTCTCATTCAGAAAAGTAATATCCAATTTTGTTTTTAATGCTCGGATGTATCCATATCCTAAATTATTTGAAAGGAACTCTAAACTACTTCCTTCATCCAAACAATCTAAATAATTTATATCATCATAAACCTTTCCACCAGTTCCACAAACAATTAAAGGTAGTTTATGATCCATAATATCCATTGTAATAAATTGTTTATTATGATCATGTCCACACATATATAAATCAAATGGAGAACTAATATATAATTTTCTAAAAAATTCCTCAAGTTCTTCCTCAGCATTACCATGACCAGCTACACTTCTCCAGGGATGATGTCCAAAGACTATCTTCCAATCCGCATTGGATTCTTTTATTTTTTTACTCATTTCTTTTTGTTGTTTGTTCATTCCTTTTTCAGTTAAATTAAACGTATTCGTATCGAGGACAAAAAAATCAATAATTACATTCTTGGCCTTCTTACGAAATGTATAATAATTATCTGGCATGAACCATTTCTTTCCCTGTTTTTGTGAACGTTTACCATACTTTATTTGATAAAGGGAATTTCCTTTCCCACAAGAATATCTTCCATAATCATGATTACCAATTGACATATAGAATTTTATATCATCAGATATATTTGAATAAGGCGCTTCAAACTTTGTTTCAAATTGTTTATCATTAATACTTGTACAACCATCTTCATAAATATTATCACCTAATCCACATAAGAATGTTTTTTTCTTACCTATATGTGATTCTAATGCCTTTGATACTAATAACTGTGATTCCTCACCACTACCCATATCACCAAGGATATAAAATTCAATCATATATATAATATTAATAAAATAAAATATTTAGTTATATTAAATGTTGAATATATTCTATAATGTATTGTTTATTATCCTTGGAGTTTATTTAATCGTGTGTGGTTCGATTGGTCAGGGTTTAGTTAGTAACTCTACCTCCACAGATGAAGGAAGTGAAACCCCAACAGCAACATCAGGTATTCCTCATAAAAAGTTATTCATTTCATTAATTGTTGTTGGAATCATTATTATTTTAGCATCGATCTTTAATATCTATCGTCTACTCACAATTGTTTAATTTAAATCTAATTATATATATATCTATGGATCACTCATTTATTTATTTAATTCATATCTTAGTTGCTGGACCTATCCTAATTTATAGTGGATTATCTGGGAATAAACTATCGAAAGATTGTAAGAATACAACATTTCTAGAATTATTTCAGTTATTAGTCGTAATTGGTATTGGTGTTATTCTTTATCATGGGTATAAACTTTTAGAGTTTAAAGGAATGATTGAATAATATATATTTTTTTATAAATGTTATTATAAAATGTTCTCTAATTATAATTATGATGTTATAATTATAGGTGGTGGTATTTCTGGACTTTTTTTAGCTTATAAATTACTTGATACAAATCTAAAAGTTATTATCCTTGAAAGTAGTAAGGGTGTTGGGGGAAGGATAAAAACAATTCATAAAGAAGGTATGTCCTTTGAAGCAGGCGCCGCAAGGTTTCATCGTTCACATGGTAAACTTATTTCATTAATTCATGATCTAAAGCTAGAAAAGGAAACTGTTCAACTACCAAAAGGAATAGATCATATACTCCGAAAGAAGAAGATAAATTTCCCTTATGGAACAAATAATTCTCTTTCTTCCTTTCAAGATTTAATCATTGAATCGTTTCAATTGATTCATAAGTTTAGTAAAGAAGAATTAGAAATGATTAGTTTCTTTCAATATTTAACACTTGTTTATGATCATGAAACGGCTCTATTTATTAAAGATTCATTTGGGTATGATTCAGAATTTATCAATCTAAACGCATCGACAGCCCTACAAATGTTTAAGGATGATCTTTTTGGTGAAGATAATTATTATTCACTCAAGGGTGGATTATCACAAATTATTGATAAAATGGAAGAAGAAATAGAAAAGACAAATACAATTATTAAAACAAAATGTCATGTCAAAGAAATAAATGATAATTATGTTACAACACATAAAGGTGAAAAATTTTATTATGAACATCTAATTTGCGCGATCCCTCCAAAAGCTCTCTATACATTTGACTACTTCAAAGATAACTTATCCATTCAGGCAGTAGATACGATCCCATTACTGAGGGTTTACGCAAAATATCCCACCAAGAATTTATGGTTTAAAAATATTCAAAGGACTACTACCGATAATTATATTCGTCAAATAATACCAATCGATTATGAAGAAGGACTAATTATGATCTCATATACAGATGGTAAGAATGCTGAACTACTTCAATCATACAATAAGTTAGGAGAAGAATTTCTAATGAATGCCATTCATAAAGAGATTAAGGATCTTTTTGGTATAAGTCCTCCAAAACCCAAGTTTATCTCTGCTCATTATTGGGAAGATGGTTTCCATCTATGGAAATTAGGTGAAAATAGTGGGAAAACATCAAAAGAAATACTGAAATTAGACAAAGAAAAAGAAGTGTATATTTGTGGAGAAGCATTCTCAATGAAACAAGGGTGGATGGAAGGGTCTTTAGAAACATGTTATTCAATACTCTCAATGTTACCCCCACTAAAATCATATGAAATTGTAAATTACCAATTCATGTGCGGAAATATTCAAAAAGAAGAAGAAGAAAAAGAAGAAGTAGAAAAAGAAGAAGAAAAAGAAGAAGAAGTAGAAAAAAAAGTCGGAAAGAAAATTGTTCAAGAAAAACTCTATACAATTGATCAGGTCCTTAAAGAAGATGAATGGATAATTATTGAAGTTGATGGAGAAAAAAAGATCTATGATGTTTCTCAATGGATTCAACATCACCCAGGGGGAGATGCTATTTTTGAAGGGATTGAAGCAAATAATCACTATAAAAATAAAAAATTATATCCAGACTCACCAACAGATCTATTTAATGGTATTCATTATCATCATGAAGAAAAGGCTTTTGAAAAATACTTTCAAAAGGAAAATAAATATGTAAAATTAGTCGGGAGATTAAAATGATAAATAATAATATTATCATTTATTATAATGGAAGAACAATGGATATTAATTAATTATCAAGAATTATTAAAATCTATTTTGAATGGTAATCGTTGTATTCAAGAACCCATCTCTATTACGAATATGAAACGTGATAAATCAAAACAATTATCGTTCTTAAATATGTTATTATCTTACCAAAATATAGATAAAAATAATATTTTGGAAGTCTTAACAAATATTTACAAAGATTTTATTCAAACAATTGAAAACTTACAACAAAATAAAACAATTAATACAATGATGAATCGTATTAATAATGAATGGTATGATCCAGACTATATCTTTACCATTAAAAACCCGATACCTCGTGATTTTTTCGATGTGAACCTAAAAAATAAGGAATACTACAATACGTCATGTAAGAAATGTAAAAATGTTCATGAATTGTCAAAATTGGAAACGAATATTCCACTTGATTTAAAAGAAGGTGATACACATCCCTTAGAAAAGTATATCGATCAAAGTATTCAATCATGTAATGAATCTCTCCAATACATTCAAAAGAATTGTAAAGATCTCGAATCATTTATTGATTCTTTGAAAAATGTTACTATGACACAATTTATTGATTTATCAATTAAACATAAATCACTTTACCTTACATTAAGTGAAGAACATGAAGATGATCAAATACCAGAGAATATTCATCATGTTTTTTCGAATTATATTCATATTCATAACCTTTTACTTAAACAGCTCATACAATACTATCATTATTTAATCCTCTTAGTAGATACCATACAAGGTGAATGTAATAAAATGAAAGATATGAAACAAAATATAACAGCGATTGCATATACATATGAAAAAAATGAAGATAATAATGATGAAATGTTAGACTATGAAGAACATCAATCTCAAGAAATGAACCAGAATGATGGACAAGAGAAAGGTGGTGATATTCTTAAGAAAATAACTTCTTTTTTTTAAAGTATTGAAATTAGAGCAGAATATATATTTGGATAAACATAATCAATATACTCTTCGTTTTCCCCGTTTGGTTGTATTAAGATGGTCTTCCATCCGATACTTTTTGCTACCTTTAAATTTTGTTTAAGATCATCAAAAAAATAAATATCATTTGAATCTGATCCAGTATCAATACTGATTGATGAATTTACAAAATTAAAGGATTTTAAACTGGGTTTCATATAATCATTCGCAAGTTCTGTTCTTAAATTATCACGCGCATAAATGTAGGATACATCTTCACTAATTCCTAAATGGTTTGAAACTGATTTCCCGTGTTCATATGTCCCGTTTGTATAGAAGTATATTCTTTCATAATTTTTACTACTAAGTAAGTCTTTAAAATTACTGCGGACAGCCCCGGTATAATAACTTTCACTATCTACAGCATGTTTAATGAGTGTATCATCAACATCAAAAATAGCTATCTTCATTAATAATATAGAATAGATAAATATTTCTTTTACTTTTCTTTTTTTATTTTATTCATCAAGTAAATTAAATAATATTTAAAAAAATATTGCGTAGATTTATTGTAAATGGGTGAAGTTCAAAAGAAGGAGATCCTTCTTTCAGAAGAAGAAAAAAGATATGTAATCTTTCCAATTAAGTATCCTGATATATGGGATATGTATAAAAAAGCAGAAGCTAATTTTTGGACAGCTGAAGAAATTGATCTGTCCAAAGATATGAATGATTTTGAATATAAAATGAATGAAAGCGAAAGATATTTTGTTGAAAATGTCCTCGCATTTTTTGCCGCAAGTGATGGTATTGTAAATGAAAACCTTGTTGATCGTTTTTGTAATGAAGTTCAACTTCTTGAAGCTAAGTTTTTCTATGGATTTCAAATAGCTGTAGAAAACATTCATAGTGAAACATATTCTTTATTGATTGATACTTATGTAAAAGATCAAAAGAAAAAGGATAAATTATTTAATGCGATTGAAACTATCCCGAGTGTTCGGAAAAAGGCTGATTGGGCTTTAAGATGGATTAATGATAAATCTTCAAGCTTTGGAACACGTGTGATCGCATTCGCAGCAGTCGAAGGAATTTTCTTTTCAGGTTCATTTTGTTCGATATTTTGGTTAAAGAAAAGAGGATTAATGCCTGGTTTATGTCAAAGTAATGAATTCATTAGTAGAGATGAAGGACTACATACTGAATTTGCTATATTAATGTATTCGATGTTAGCAAATAAACCATCAAAAGAAACGATCCTACAAATTATTAAAGAAGCAGTTGAATTGGAAAAAGAATTTATTACTGAATCTCTTCCATGTGACTTAATTGGTATGAATAAGGATCTTATGAAGAAATATATTGAATATGTTTCAGATCGTTTGTTATTGATGTTTGGTTTAGAAAAACATTATCATTCTGAAAACCCATTTGAATGGATGGAATTAATCTCCGTTCAAGGAAAAACAAACTTCTTTGAAAAGAGAGTTGGAGAATATGCTAATATTGCTAAATCAGATAATAAAGATAATATATTTTCTACGGAAGAAGATTTTTAACTTTTCTTATTTATAAACCGATCAATATTTGATTTTGATTTTGTAGGTTTTTTCACTTTCTTAACCTCATTGATTTTTAAATGATAATTTCCATTTTTATAAACAAGATTCTTAATACTAATGATCTTACACTCCTCTATATCATATTCTACATCAGTAACCTTATTTAACTTATTACTAACACAAGCATCTGCGATTATTTTTCTTAATGCTTCTTTTTTATCATCAGATAATTCTTTTTCACATGATTCTGTTTCAGAAAATAAACGAATACGATTTAACTTCATCCCTGTATCTAAATGATTCCACGGTTTTTTAAATATATCCGTTTTTTCTTTGTTTAAAAGATTATCAATCTCTTCATAATTATTATTCTTGGAATGATTACGGTATGAACTCGAACTACGGTTTTCAATATCTCTTAATTGGATCGGTTTTTTATGTTTCTTAACAGTAACTTCTTCTTTTGTTTCCTTTTTTCCCTCCTTTAAAACATTTTTGAGATCTTTCTTTTCCATATTATTATTATATTAGATTGAAGATTCCTTAAATAAACTTATTTTTAAATATTATAATAATATATACTATCTATTGATGGGGATTGATGATGAATCAACTATAGCTATGAATAGTGTAAAAGGGATTGAAACTGTTCGTCCCCCAACTCTTAATTTTCAAAGAGTGAAAGATACAAAGGAATTTACAGAATATAAAATTGTAACAAAGAAGAATTCAAAGAAGAAAGAACCTCCAAAGAAAGGTTGTCCTGAGAACCCATTTACAAACTTTCTAGACTCGTTTATCTTCTGTAAACCTACAATGAATATTCAAATCCCGAAAAAAGAATTTATGATAAAAGATGGAAAAAAACGTTTCGCATATGCTGTGGGTATGTTTCCTAATCCTAAAAATGGTAAAGCTGCTTACCTAGATGGATGTATTTTAGCCGCGTTAGGGTTAAAAAGACAAACAACAAATGCTGATATTATATGCTTCATTACCCCCGATATAACGAAGAAGGATAAAGAAAAATTAGAAGTTGTTTTTGATAAAGTAATGTATGTTCCTTATATCTCTCCCTATGAAATGGAAGGGGAAGGGGATCTAAAAACAATTATGTTAGATAAAAAACTATTTGACAATTGTCCGAACTATACAAAACAACATCCTTACGTTCATGTGTTCTTTAAACTTCATATTTTTAATCCAGAATTATTTCCGTATGAAAAAGTATGTTTTGTTGATTCTGATCTAGTTCCTCTTAATTTTTATGATTCACTATTCATGTTAGATTGCCCCGCTGGTTTTGTAGAATACAGGAAAAAAGCTCCCTATCTAGAATCCTACCAATGGGACAGATGTGATTATCTAGAACATGGTAAAAGAATACCAAAGGAAATTACAGATATTGATAAACCCACGGGGGCAGATGTAAATGCTGGGCTCCTACTTGTTGAACCAAATAAAAAAGAATATGATGCCATGATTAAAGAATTATCTTCCCCTCTTGAAACATGGATGGGTCCAAAGAAAGAACATAAAGGTTTTTATTCCTTTGATTTTGATAGTCCAACAGGAATGGAATTTGTCGCAAACTCCTATTGTTATCCAGAACAAAACTACCTTACCAAAAGATATTCAGGTAAATGGAATTTTATTGAATTCGCATTCCAAAGTTGGAGTCGTGATCCATGTAATTCATTTGGTATTCATATGGCTGCGTTTAATCCTAAACCATGGTTTAAACAACCCGTCGGAACAGTGATTAAAACTGATGAAAAATTTCAACCCTACCTAAAAGAATGGAATAAAAAAGAAGTTCGTTTTCCTTTAGCAATAAAAGATAATACTGATGAAAGTTATGAAAATATTTCCTATTCGTATGAAATATTTAATGAAGTTATTATTTGGGGGATGGTGAATTATCCTAAATTAAAAGATTTCTTTGTTCATGATACTGAAATTCATGGAACAAAGGTTTCCTTTGATCGAGATGTTTTTAAAAAACTCTCTCCAAAAGAAGATATTCAATTTAAATTATTAAAAGATATTGAAAAAAAAGATTCTATTTACCGTCGTTTAAGCAAATCGCAAAAACAAATTACTAACTTAATTAATGACTATGATAAATCACAAAAAAAGATTAAGGATAAATATTTACAAATATGTCGAGGGAAATTAAAAAATAAATATAATGAATATGATTATGATTACAAAATAATCACTTATCCAGGACATACTGACCTTTCAGAACACAATAAAAATAAGTTATTGAATGAAAATAAATATCCTTTAGGGAAAAATAAAGGAAGATTAATTAAAGATTTAGATAAAGATTTCATTCAATGGTTGATTCATTCGAAATTATATAAAACGGAAAAGAAATTAAGAGAAAAGGTTCTTGAATTCCATAAAGATCTTATCATAGAATTAGAAAAGAAAGTTAAAAAAGGTGGGAAACGGAATAAAAGAAGAACAATGAAAAAAAAGAAGAAAACAATTCAAAGAAAAAGGACACAGAAGAATAAACATACTCTTCATTATTTTTCAGCTGACTGGTGTGGTTACTGTCAAGAATTCAATAAGACATGGGATCAATTGAAAGATGGAAAGAAAATGGTTAATCTTAAAAAAACTGTGATTAATGATAACAATGAACACTTATTATCCCATTACAATATTGTATCTTTTCCAACCTTATTATTGATTAAAGAAAATGGTGAAAGGATCTATTATTCATCCGATTCAAGGACAAAAGAAGAAATACAAAAGTTTATCCAAGATAATCTTTAATAATAAATATTATATTATATTATAATAATGTGCTGGAATAAAGAAGTATCAATAGTTACATTTGTAATTATTTGTATAGTGTCTTATAATTTTTGGATTCGTAATAATAAGAATGATCGATTATTATCCCTTTTTATAATATCATATGGTTCTATGCAATTATTTGAATCATTAATATGGTTGGGTATTGATACTAATATGAAACAATTTGTCATTACTGGATCTATATTAGCGTGTTTATTACTATATCTACACCCTTCAGCAATTTCCTTAGGAATGTATCATGATAAGGCATACCAAAAATATAAACAGAATAATTATTATAAATTAATGGTCTTTATTTCTATTCTTATCTTACTCTTCGGAATATATAATATTATTATACACTTGACTAAATCAAATAAAGAATATAGTTTCTTATCTTATCCAGATAAGGTAAATAAACATTTAGTATGGGATTTCCCATCACATTATCCATTGATAATAGTTGTCGCATTACTCATTTCACTTATTATATTGAAAGAGGATCGGATTATATGGTTATCTATAATAGGATATTATTTTATCCCAGCAATAATCGTAGTTTTAACAAATAAAGTTAGTCCAGAAAATATAAATAAAAATTATAATGGTTCATACTGGTGTTGGTATGTAGCTTTTTTTTCATTTATATTATATTATTTAAACCCTTTAATACGGTGAAAATGAAGAACATGTATCACACTTCATACCTAAATTATTAATATTATTTTCTCCACCAAACTGTAATGGTTTAATATAGTGTAATTTATGATTATGAATATCTTTTTGTAAAATAGGATTCTGACAATGTAGGCATCTCCATCCTTGTCTCATTGCAAGATTATATTTTAATCCATCCATTTGATTGTTTTTAAAAATAATGGAGTTTTTATCATACAAGGGTCTCTCATCAATAGTTCTAACACTTTTCATAACATTATAAACAAATCCTCTTTGAAATGACATCAAGTAATAAAGAATAATGTATCCAGTGACAAAAGAACAAAAATATAAATGATGTTGATTTGTAAAATGTTCGGGCCATCGCTTAAAAATATGATAATAAATAGTTATTATAACAGCTAATATTATTATATATTTCATTATAATAATTATTAATATTTTAATGTATCTTGTTTATATTATTCAATCTGAGAATCTTTCTTATATTGGGATGACAAATGATTTTTTGAAACGTTGGAAACAACATAACAAAATTTTAAAAGGTGGAGCGAAATATACTACAAAGTATGATCGTAGTTGGACTCCTCTTTGTATTATCGATGGATTTCAAACAAAATCAGAAGCAATGCAATGTGAATGGAAATTAAAAAGAAAGAAAGGATATTACAACCGATTAAAAGGACTTTCCTATATTTTAAAACATAATAAGCAATGGACGAGTAAAAGTCCTCTAATTGAATCACAAGACCTTACTGTATACGTTGTTGATGAATATAAATCATTATTTACGACACCCACAAAAGAATTAGTATGGTTTTGAATAAAATTAAATATTCTTATAGTAATTATGACAAAATATATTTTCGTAACTGGTGGTGTAATTTCAGGATTAGGAAAAGGTGTAACATCTGCCAGTATAGGGGCTATCCTACAAATGATGGGAGAAACAAATATTACAATTAAAAAACTAGATCCTTATTTAAATGTTGATGCCGGAACAATGAACCCAATAGAACATGGGGAAGTTTTTGTTACCGATGATGGAACTGAGACTGATCTTGATTTAGGTTATTATGAAAGGTTTCTTGAAATCCAAACAACGAAACATAATAGTTCTTCATCTGGTAAATTATTTCAAAAATTAATTCAGAAAGAAAGGAATGGGGATTACTTAGGGAAAACAGTTCAAATGGTTCCACATTTTACAGATATGATTAAAGAATTTATCTGTTATAATCCCGGAGATTATGATTATATTATCTGTGAAATAGGTGGTAGTGTTGGTGATATAGAAGCAATGGCGTTTTATGAAGCTATCCGTCAATTAAAAAATAATGTAGGGGCAGATAATATATTATTTATTCATTTAACATACTTACTCTATCTACCAGCTACGAAAGAATTAAAGACGAAACCCACACAAAATACAATTCGTGATCTTCAACAAGTCGGTATAATCCCTGATATTTTAATTTGTCGTTCTGAAGTCCCTATCCCCATGAAAATTAAAGAAAAATTATCCCTTCATACAAATTTACCAATTGAAAATATTATAAGTGCGATCAATTCGTATTCTATTTATCAAGTCCCACTATGTTTTATTAATGAAGGTGTTAACCTTATCCTATCCAAACACCTGAATATAAAAAAAAAATTAAATACCTTAAAATGGAAAAAATTAAATCATCAAATAAACTCTCTTAAAGATGAGAATAAACTAACAATTGGAATTATTGGGAAATATACAGAATTAAATGATTCTTATAAATCATTATTGGAAGCTATTTTTCATGCGAGTACATATCATAATTATCGTGTGAGTATTGAATGGATCAATTCAAGGGAAAATGAATGTTTCTTTTCAGATACTATCGATGGTATAATTATTCCTGGAGGGTTTGGATTAACTGGTATTGAAACTATCATATCACTTATTAAATTAGTAAGAGAGAAAAAAATACCGACTTTAGGTATCTGCCTAGGAATGCAATTGATGATTATTGAATATTGTCGTAATATACTGAACATTAAAGATGCTTGTTCGGAAGAATTTGATACTCAAAAATCACTTGTGATCTCTAAAATGGATGATGAAGAAGTAATGGGTGGAACAATGCGATTAGGTAAATATGAAATTACATTAATTGAATCAAAAATTAAACAAATATATAAAAATACTACAATACATGAAAGACATCGCCACAGATATGGAGTAAATCAAGAGTATTCAAATCTATTACATAAAAGTGGATTCCATGTTGTTGGAACTTCAGATGGTTTAACAGAAATTGTAGAAATGAACCATAAAATACATCCTTGGTATATCGGTTGTCAATATCATCCTGAATATCAATCATCCCCTTTTAAACCTCATCCATTATTCTTATCCTTTATTCAACATTGTATCGGTAAAATAAAATAATATCATATTATATATGTTATCTTTAAAAGTCCCACCACCACCCCCATGGCCACATATATTCCAGGCTACAAAAGGACAAGAGAATACAACGTTAACTGTAGATAATGAAAGTTCACAAGATGAACCTGCCAACCAACCACAACCAAATGAAACAACTATCACCTCTCCACAAGAACTTCAACCAGTGGATATTGGTGAAGTGGAAGAAGAACCTACGCCCCCCGTAAACAATACAACAGAACAAACATTAAGTAAAACACTAAATTCAATTAGAATACCAATGATAGAACATGATTGGAAAAAATGTATTTCAGAAATAGAGAAAGTAATTAATTTACAACCTTCACATGAAGAGTATAATAATCCTGTAACTCTTCGTAATATTGAACAATATAAAGATCGTTTAGGTAAAAATTTATATGATTGTAAAATCAATCAGCAAAAAAAAGAAGATGAAGATAAATTACTTCTAAAAAAGAAAAGACAAAAAGCACAAGAAGAACTTGAAAGGGGTCTTGAACTAAAATATAATCTAAAACCTCAACAATCACAACCACAATCGCAATCATATTCACAACCACAATCACAATCACAACCACAATCACAACCGCAATCATATGGAGAGACATCTTGGAAAGAACAACCTTATTCTCAATTACCTTCACAACAGGATTATCCTCAAGAAATATCTTCACAAGGTGAAGCTGAAACAGAAGGAGAACCTCAAAAGGAAGGTGTTACTGAAAAGAAAGAAGGGGATCGTGGAGTCCTTAGTAAAGTAAAATCTTTCTTTACTGGAGATGAAATACCGGAAGGTCAAGGGGAAGAAGAAAAGGATGATATGGTTGATACAATTAATTCCTATCTTAAATCATCTTATGATCCATCCCTTCCAGAAACGGTTCATTTAGATGATATTAAGGGTATTGATAATCTAATCGATAATTATAAAGAATTAGTTGAAAATTATGATCTCTTAGATGAAAGGTTTCAGAAGTATAAAGAATCACAAAGAGTTAAGAACTTTAAAAATACATCCCTTATTAATGATAAAAAAGAAACAATTGATAATCTCACGAGTATAGTCGTAAAATTGGAAAAGGCATTGAATGATTATAAAAAGACATCTGAAAAGAAATATGTATCTCAAAGTAAGGTTCATGAGAAAGAACTTGAAAAGTTAAAAAAGGAAAATGATAATGAGAATAGAGAAGTTCATAAATATATGCAAAGTCTTTTAAATGAAAGGATTGATAATGCGAATTTAGCAATTAAGGATATTATTGATGAAACAGAATTATCAGAAGAAGACAAAGTAAAATCCCTTCAGAAAGTAAAAACTAAAACAAAAACTAAATCGAGAAAAAAGAAAAATAAACCCAAAAAAAGGAGTGTTCAAAAAAAGAAAAAGAGTAAAAAGAAAAGTAAAGGAGATCGTTCGTTGAAAAAGAAAAAAGGAGCATGATTGATTAGTTTTTTTATTTAATTTTTTGTATATCTTATCATTAAATTATGAAAGGATATAATAATAGTAATGGTAATAATGAACAACATACAGATCCAACTCATTTTGTTCTAAATTATAATAATAATCAATTACTAGAAGGGTTTAATCGCCCCATTAGTAAATTACAAGATGATATAATGATTAATAATATTAATATTCATAATCGTTCGTTACCTGTTGATAAAAAGGATGTTAACCCACCATTGTTAAGGGATCCAATAAATCATAGAGTTAAAAATGATTATCCAATAAATCATAGAGTTAAAAATGATTATCCAATAAATCATAGAGTTAAAAATGATTATCCAATAAATCATAGAGTTAAAAATGATTATCCAATGGACTATAGGATTAAAAATGATAATAGAATCAGTAAAAATCTGAATAATAATATTAATAATCGAAATGGTAATCTAAATAAAGATATTAATTCCTCGGTTCAATTATTACCTCCAGGCAGTGATGTTTCATCACATCTAACGGCTGAAAATATAGAAACATTTAAGAATGATAAATTTCGTTTAAATAGTATGGCTCAAGAACTAATGGATAAAGATGAATCCATACAAAAATATAAAAATGAAATATATCAATTACAAGCAGAATTAAATGAAGTTAAAAAGAATCAAGATCATATACTTTCATATGATGTAGAAAATAAAATCCTTAAACAGAAACTAACTGAACAACATACGATGTTAAAGGAATTAAGTGAAATTAAACATAGTCTTGAAAAAGAAAAAATAAATAGTCAAAGTAAAGAAAAAGCAATTAATGAATTAAAAAAAATTATTCATAAACAATATGTAGATAATTACTCCCCGGGTGATAGTGGTAGTGATACAGGTGGAAGTAGTGGTTCAGATGAAAGTGATGGATCAGATAGCGAAGAAGAAGTTGAAAAAGTTAAGAAAGTTAAGAAAGTTAAGAAAGTAAAATATTTTAACCATACATTGAAACAATCACTCTTAAAACAGAAGTTTTCAAATAAAGAAATAAATAATATAATGGTGAAATTTAAAATTACCCCCAATAAAGAAATTACAAAGAAGTTTCTCGTTAAGATTATCAAAGAATTAAAAAAGTAATATTTTCTAATCTATTATATAATGAAGGAATGGGTTTCTCCTATACCTAAAAGTGTTCACTTAATATGGATTGGTGGTGATCCACCTGACTATTTTAAATTATTTCTAAAAACATTCCATGAATATCTTCCTGAGTTTGATATTAAAGTATGGGGAAATAAAGAATTAACTAAAAAGAATTTTCCAAAAACAATTGAATATATAAGAAAAGCAAAAAAACTTCATGGAAAACAAATGATTGATGAATATGGTGAAAAAATGGTTAATTTTAAACTAGAACCATTGCTCTACTCAAAATGGGCTCAAATTACAGATCTTATGCGTTTAGAAATTATTCATAATCATGGAGGTTACTATTTTGATACCACTTTTGAAATCCTAAAATCGATGTATAACCTTCTCAATAAGAAGGAATATACATTTGTTGGTTGTAATGAAATACCAAGGTTTAAGAATGTAGATATTCTATCCAACTCTTTTTTCGGAGCTACAAAAAAAAATCCGATCCTAAAGAGACTATTGTCAAAAAGAAAACTAAATAAGATTGATTTCCATGATATGGCAGTAGATTTTCAGACAGGTCCTGGATATCTAAGAGGTGAAATTAGATCCTCAGATAATTATCATATATTCCCTTCCTCCTATTTTTATCCTTTCGTAGAAGAATATTCTCCAGGTCAAGATCCACCATATAGAAAATCTTCGCGAAATAAATGTCATGGGAAAAAGAAAACAAAACGAATTAAAAAACGACTACAAAATAAAAAAGGATTTATCGAGTTTCCATGTAAAAGATATCCTAAATCATATGCTCTAAAACATTGGCAATTAGGTAAATCATGGCTTATCACAGAATATTTTGTAGTTGATAGTGAAAACAATGAGGTTAAAAATTATAATATGATGAATTCTTCTGAATATTAAACGGAAGTTGTTCCAACAAGTTGTGTAACTCTAAATAAATTAGTAGCATTACAATCAATTAATATTTGTTCGGTTTTATTATTTTTTGTTAATTTCATTTGATCATTTTCATAGATAAGATCATACATTCCATGACCATTCTCTAAGGATTGTTGTATCTTATCTAAATAACGCTTGTGACTTACAGAAACTAAGAATCCATAATCAATTATTTCATCTAAACCCCGAATAACACGGTTTGGATAATGAATACATGATGTATAAACAGTATCTCCACCTGTTTCAGGACATTTTCCGTGGTTTGATATGATAACTTCATTACTCACTATATTCCCAGTAAATCCTTCAATTAATTCTGTTTCCTTATAAACATCTTCTTCTTGAGTATTTATTTTTTCCTTCTTAAACGATATTCTATCACCTCCAGAATAATTATAGAATTCATCACCATAACTTGGCCTTACTATATCTTTATCTTTTTGGATTGTTTTCTTTTCTATTCCTTTATGTTGAGAAATAATATAAAATAGAAAAAATAAAGCAATAAATGTTAAGATTAATACACTGTCAACTTGAAAGTTCATATATTAAAGTATAATATTTTATTATATATAAATTAAAAATATTTCATTTCTATCCAAATCATTAATAAAAAATATTTTTTTATCATTCATAGATATTTTAATTTGTTCCCATGATTCTTCAGATATAGTAGTTAGAATGGTATCTCTATCCATATAAAAAACATCCATTTTATTATCATTTTCACTACATTTAAAACCCAAACAACCATCACCGTGTTCTTTCATCCCTTCATCATGAATATGTATTAAAGAATCCATATGTCTATTGAGGAACTCACTTATATATGATGGTGTTGATTCTATATTTTTGATCTTGCTCATTTATATAATCATTATTTTTTATTTGTCTTTAAAACGTTTCATTTCATCATCATAGTTCTTATTTGTTTCATTTGTTTGTGTATATATTATTTTTAATATTTCTCTACTCCCTTTTACAATAGGTGTCACATGGTGGGGAGACCCCTGTGCCTTAACAATTAATAATGAATTAGGTTCCGTCCATAAACTATGAATTTTATTATCCTTATCAATCCATTCTGTAACACTTTCTGATGTATTTCGTATTGTGAATATTCCTTCATATTGAGGTTCTTTATACATTAATAAATCTTTATGCCATTGCATACCGGATGATTCCGATGGATAATAACGATGTTCGATTGGGAATTCAGAAGGAAATATTTCATTCGGGATTACTCGTTTCACTTTATCCAGATATTTATCGCTATAAAGAATATCATAAGAGATTCCATTCTCCAATGGTTTTGAATAACGGAATTCCTCAAAAATAAAATCCTTCTTATTCTTATCCAATTCTAATATCTGTTTATGATCTTCTTCATCCAAGAAGTTCGGAATATAAAATACATCGGGTCCTTCTTGTTTAGCATCGCCAAGGTAAAAAAAGAATAATATAATAATTACTATCAATAGTAAAATAATATTACGATTCATATATACTATAAACTTATTATCTTTCGTCAATTGACCGAAGGATAGCTTCCTGTAGTTCCTCTGATTCGATACGAATATTTTCTTCTCGAAGTATATTATTAATAAATGGTAAGAAAACTCTCTCTAATGGGTGTCTAGTCGTGTTACTCTCTCCTTCATTATTATTTTCTTCTTCTTCATTATTATTCTCTTCTTCTTCATTGTTGTTTTCTTCTTCATTGTTGTTTTCTTCTTCATTGTTGTTTTCTTCTTCATTGTTGTTTTCTTCTTCATTGTTGTTGCGCTCTTCAAGGATTACCCTTAGAAGTTCATCAATATCATTTTGTATATCAATACCAGATATCCCTTCTGGATCTGCTAAGATTCTTCCCGGACGAAAGGGGGAAACGATATTATTAATACTTAAACCAACTACTTGTTCGGGGGTTAATGAAGTATCAGTAGTTGGCCTTAAACTTTCAGGGAGTTCCGGTTCAGGTTCCGGTTCAGGTTCAGGTTCCGGTTCAGGTTCAGGTTCGTAAGGGAACTCTGAACGACATACAGGACAGGTATTATGTCTATCGAACCAAGGTAATATACCTTCACATTCGCCATCTCCAGAATGAAAAAAATGAGATATATCTCCATTACATGGTAGCTTTATAACTATAGTATCTAATTTAAACTTATCTAAACATATCGCACAAGATAAACCAACATCTATATCTTCTTCATTAACCTTATGGTGTTCGAGTCCTTCTTTAAATGAACGATCTAAAGGCTTTACTATTTCACGTTGATCGTCGAATAAATCTTCTATTGTATCATTACCCGCTTCATTTAGAAATATAGGTGGAAGGATCATCATACTCCCTGGTCGGAGTAACTCTGATATCCGTTGATAAGTTTGATTCATTTATATCTATATTATATTTTTCTTTTAAATTTTTTCTTAAATCACTAATTACTTCCTTTTTTTTCTCCTCATAAGCCCTTTTGAATGATGTTACTGTAGATATAGAAATATTAATGTTCTCAAAATAGATATCTTTCTCCATATTATATTATTTAATTGTAAAGAATTTATTCAAATTTAAATATTGATACAATTATACATGGTAGATCATACAAAACAATATGAATTGGATTATGATTGTAATTATTTGGATCCTGAAAAATCAAACTCAAGTGAATTTATATTCTCATGTATTAATCGCCCCCATATAAAGAATGACTTACATTATAATAATTGTTTAAATACAAGCATTGATATTGCTAGAGATAGTATCGAACCATTCTCAAATGATCATTCAAGTAAAGGGCCAGGTGTTTCATATACACCGAAAGGGACATGTCATGATGGATATATGAAAGATGAAACAGGAAACTGTAATTTACATTACTTTCGTGGAAGAATAAGGGATGGAAGATGGCAACGAGGTAATCATAATGAAACAATGCATGCTGATAAAAATAATTATCAAATATGTGGCAAAGGTGACTTTTTAGGACTTTATAATGGACATCTACTTTGTGATATGGGGAAAGTAGAAGATAATAAAAAAGAAAATGAAAAAGAAATTAGTTCATTTACAGAAGTTGAAGAATTCGCAAATATCTAATGTTCTGGAATACTTAAATAACATTTATCTACATAATACAAGGGGAAGAAACATTCATATAAATGATTGTTAAAATAAATAGGGATAGTAGATAAACTATCTTCACGAATAATACTGATTAATTGATCCTGAATCATTAACTTATTTGAACAATTATGATATAATAAAGCATAATAATCTCTTTGACTAATCAAAGTATTACTACTATATAACGAATATACAAAATATATGAAAGAAATAAGGATAATAAAATTCATATAATATATCTTATTCTTAAGTTGTAAAATAATACGTAGAGAATTATTATTGTTATTATTATTATTATTGTTATTATTGTTATTTATACTTATAATATGATGTTTACCATCAATACTATCATAAGTAGTTATTGGAGAACGACATGATGGACATGAATTTGTATTCTGTTCAAACCAAGTATTAATACAGTCTAAACAAAAAGAATGATTGCAATTGGTGGTACATTTTTCATCTTCTGTTACATTCTGTAAACAAATTGAACATGAGAACAAGGTAATTACTTCTTCCATTATATATCAAAAAAATATAAAATATTTATTATTATTTATAAACGATTACTTATTTTAAATATCAATTATTTACCAACCTTCATTATCAAACTCCCCCTCTTCTTCTTCTTCATTCTTCTGATAGCTACTGTTTTTATAATTGTTTAGGTTTGTCTTTTCAATACTTTGCTTCACAAGGTCTCGAACAACCTTGAGTGAATTATCGCGATTGGATGTATTCATTTCAACGGTTACAAGGACTTTTTCATCGCATGGATCATCCACAGGAAGGTGTTCAAAATGGAGGAACTTCATATGGATCTTTTTATCAGGGCAAATATTGACATTAATTAGATCGTTCGTATGGTCGTTGTCGCAACTAAGGATATCATCCTTGAGGGAGTGAATATTCATACCACCTCGTCCAATGAACTTGGGGATCATATGGTTCTCCATTGAAACCTTAAATACATACTTCGTATTGTATTTTCGGTTTTCTTGCTTCTTCTTCTGAGAGATACATTTCTTTTCATGGGTATAAACGTTTTTAATTAGTTGTTCCATGATATCTTCAGTCGGAGCCTTGAGTGTTGCGAGAACAGGTGGATCTTGTGTTTCATCAGTCTCAATATTACAGAAGATATTTGAGACGGGTGTATCCTTGAACTTCTTTTGAGTTGCGTGAATAATGAACTTCTTAAGGCTATTTCCACCCTTGCCAATAAATCTCCCAATATCATCCTTTGTCAGTGAAAGTGGGATAGTCTTCATAACTTGTTCGTCTTTCTTCTTTTTCTTTTCCACGACCTCCTCCTTTTCCACGACCTCCTCCTTTTCCACAACCTCCTCCTTTTCCACGACCTCCTCCTTTTCCACGACCTCCTCCTTTTCCACGACCTCCTCCTTTTCCACAACCTCCTCCTTTTCCACGACCTCCTCCTCTTCATCACTTCCACCACGGAGTCTCAGGACAAGGTGAAGTGTCGCCTCCTTCTGGATATTGTAATCGGAAAGATTACGTCCATCTTCAAGTTGCTTTCCAGCAAAGATAAGTCTCTGTTGATCAGGCGGGATTCCCTCCTTGTCTTGAATCTTGGCCTTGACGTTCTCAACAGAATCACTCCCTTCAACCTCGAGTGTGATTGTCTTTCCAGTGAGGGTCTTAACAAAGATTTGCATATTTCCTTTTGGTTCTTTTTAATTGATTGTTATTATTCTTCTCTTTCTTTCTAATTCTTTTTTGTGATGGTTTATCATAAACAATAAACTTTCAAATTTTAAATTAATAATTCTACAGTATTTGAAAAATAAATAGGAGAATCATCTGGAGACATCCTAATTTGATCATAGATAGTATGGACATATCCTTTCAATGGATCGTAGATTCTCATTGTTGTCTGGGGATATTCTTCTTCTCCTTCATCTGTTAAATAGGGGGGATATAGAGTATATTTATTCCAAAAGTTCTGAATGAAGTCACTACAATGAATATACTTCTCAAAATAGCCAGGATCGATCACAATCTTCTCATATTCTTTTTGTTTATCCTTTTCATTATGTTTTTTAACACAAAAAGAACATTGACATCCTGGGATCCATTTTTTATATTCAGGTAAAGTATTGAAATCAAGATGCATAAAATGGACGTTATCAATGATACATTTCTTGAATTCATTGTCAACATACTTTTTGTAATCGCACCACATCGGTTTTAATGATCGAGTTTCCATCATTTCCCGCCAATAATTCTTCATTGCAAATGTATAGACCTTGTATTGAACATCCTTTGGTAGAGTATTACGTATTGTTTTAGAAAGCGCAGATCTTCTCGCTATTTCACATTTTAATTCTAACTCTAAAGGAACATATCTTTTATTATTAAACATACGGATATCTATTTGCTTCTTGAAATCGTTTCCATAATTATCCGGTCGAATGGTCCTTTTAAATTTACGATACTCTCTTTCCATATTATTTTTTAATCATTTTTTTTCTTAAATAAAAAATGCGATTGATTTTCTTTTTAATAATAATTAAATTAATAAATGAGAATTGGTGTTGTAAGATATCCTGGATCAAATTGTTTTTATGATACAATTAGATATTTCGGTGAAAATATATGTAGGGAACTATGGTATAAAGAAGAAGAAATTATCAAGGATATTGACCTTTTAATTATACCTGGTGGATTCGCATTTGGAGACCGTTGTTATCAAACAGCGACAGGTGATTTTAAATATTCTCCTGGTGAAATGGCTAAAGAAGCCCCGATCACAAATACAATTCTTTATTCATACAAAAATAATATTCCCATTTTAGGAATATGTAATGGATTTCAAATATTAACACATCTAAATCTACTTCCTGGTGAATTAACAGAAAACTTATCAAACAAATTCGAATCAAGGTTAGTAGATTGTAATTTCTCTTGTAATGGGATACAGGGGAATACTACAATGTATATCGCAAACTATTTTGGGAATTATCAGAACAATCAGATAAATGAAGAAAATATATTCCTAAAATATGATAATTTTAATAATGGATCAGTTCGTAATATTGCCGGTGTTGTTAATGATAATAAAACTGTATTTGGAATGATGCCTCATCCAGAAAGGAATAGTGATTTTAAAGATAAACTTTTACAAATCATTTTTCATAAAGATAAAATTTATCAAAGAGTTAACGATTTATTACTTTCAGAACATATTTCCTATAAAAGCACAAAACCATTTCTAAAGAAACTCCATACTGAAGGAAATCATGTGATCCAAGGTCCAGGTGAAAACGCAGGTATAGTAGATATCGGTGAAGGATATTGCCTTACTATTCGTATTGAATCTCATAATCACCCGACATTTAAGGATGCGTTTGAGGGGGCAGCGACAGGTGTAGGAGGAATCATACGAGATATTATATGTATGGGTAGTCGTCCAATCGCTTTATTAGACTTCTTAAGATTTGGAGTTGATAATAATTCAAAAGAACTTTTGAAAGATGCGATTAATGGAATCGCATACTATGGAAATACAATCGGAGTCCCTAATGTGGGTGGATCATTACATACATCAGAAATCTATAATAAAAACCCTTTAGTGAATGTCGCATGCGTGGGAATTGTTAAGAAAGAGAATATTATCTATGGTAATGCTTTAAATGAAGGAAGTTTATTAGTCCTTTGTGGTGCTAAAACAGGGGATGAAGGAGTAGATTCCGCAATCATGGCTTCCAATCAATTAAATGATAGTAAAGCGGAAAATATGCAAAAAGCAGATGCTTATCTTGAAAATCTGTTACTTGATGCGTTTGTAGAGATATCAGAGTTAAGGTTGGCAGAAGGTTGTCAAGACTTAGGGGCAGGCGGAATACTTTGTGCTACCACTGAAGTAATCAAACGAGGAAGGGAAAAGACAAAAAAGAACCTAGGTTGTAATATATACTTAGAGGATGTATCATTAAAAGATAATCTTGATGAATACAGCATATTAGCTTCGGAAACACAAGAAAGGATGTTACTTGTTAGTCGTAGGGGGGATTTAAAAAGAATAGAAGAAGTTTTGGTAAAATGGGATCTTGAATATAACGTCATTGGTGAAGTTACTGGTGAAGGGAGTTATAATGTTTATAAAGAAAATCGTTTAGTTTATTATGAAGATTTTAATTCTTTAGAAGAAAAAGAAGAATGTTTGGAATTAAATTATTCAAAATCAGATTGTAGGATTAATAAAATTAAAAACTTATCATTGTGGAACTCCTATGATCATAGTATAGGGTGTAGGACAATAAAAGGACCTGATAAACCAGGTCATTATTCAATTCTTAATATTTATGAAAATAATTCACAATGTATCCTTACATGGGGTGAAAATGTTTATGATTGTTATCAAAGGATTACACAATACAAGGCTAAACCTCTCGGTATTGTAAATTGTCTAAACTTTGGAGATCCAAAATCATGTATTGGCGACTTTAAAGAACATGTTGAATCGATGAATAAGAGTTGTAAGGAATTAAACATACCTGTCTTGGGTGGAAATGTATCTCTGTATAATTCTACAAATAATAAAGATATCCCACCATCAATTGTCATTGTTATGATCGGAATAAAAAAATAAGATCATATATCGTTTATTCTGTTTATTCTGGTGATTCTAACTATTCTTTTGATCCATCATTTCAATTCTTGTTTGAATAAATCGCATTATAATCCACTTTTCTCTTGGAGACTTCGCATTCTGAAGCATTATACGAAGGATATGGGTTGTATACATCCTCGACATTCCATATATTTTTACTATATACAAATATAAACTTTTCAAATTTTAATTGCCTGCGAAAAAAGCAGCGTCTCCCATTCCATCAATAATTAATCTCCACGAGGACTCCTGAGGAGTTCCCTTCCATTCAAGGAAGTTTTGATAATCAAAATAAATCTCTTCAAAGGAACTATTCTTTAGATAATTAATCTTTAGATTATGGTCGGCATGATGGAATCTATGATTATAAGGAAGGTCTACAACTGGTTTGCTTAAATCAAATAAATAATTTTCTTCTCCAAGAATACATATTTCAACAAAGATCCTTTCACGAATGTCTCGAAAGTTTTCTAACGCATTGTCCTCATTGAAATTTAATTTTTTATTCGTAGAATTTGTAATCGCCCATTCACAATTCCTTTCGTCAGGTATTCTATAATCAAATAGGTTCTCAACCATATACTTCTCCATGTTACAACCATACAGTTCCGTAGGTTTCTTTGGGTCTGCTATCATAACATTCATTAAGAGGGAATTACGATGAAATCTTTTGATAGATTCTTCTTCTGTCTGAATCTTTTTCTTAAGGATAAAATACAAATGATCAACAATATCATCAGGGAGTCTAAATTTTTTTCCTAGTTGAATGAAGGTTTTTTTCATTGTAGGATGAATCAATGCTTGACGCATCGTATCATCTCTGTAAGTGGTGTTACCCAGTTCAGTAAGTGCCTTTTCACCGAATAGGAAAGGATAAGTTTGATCCTCTTTCTCCATTGTAGTATTATTATACTCTATGTTAAAAAAAAAATTGATACATTAAATCAAATTTAGAAGAATATGAATAGTATGGGAATATGATAATAGTTAGAGAATACTTAGCATCGTTCAGGGGTAACAGCTCGTGTATTTTGTCGTGTGAGACCACTATTGGGTGCGCATTTCCGAACCCCGTTACGAGGTGGAGTAGTAGTCCTTGACGTTGTCATTGTTCGTGCGAGTGGTTCCTCTTCATCACTACGAGGTGGTGTCTTTGCTCGTGGGGAATTAATACTATCCCTGTCTGGGGTGGTGGGGCGACCTTCAGAAACCGGACTACTCATTGATTGATCTGTAACCTTTGTAAGTAGTTCCTTCTTAATCTTGAGAATGATTTCGCAGTCGTAATAATTTTCATCCAGCACCTTAGGGATACTCTTGATCCGGAATAGATGGATGTGTGAAAGCATCTGACTATTCAGAGAGGGAGGCTGAATACAGGCACATGTCTCAAGTGAGGGATCAGTGAAAGTATTCTCAATCATTTCTTGAACGGATTGATGATTTTCAGATATATTATTCTTCCCATTCATTAGCTTATATCCGGGTGGACTTGACTTAAATTCAGGTGTGAGACCCAGGATCATCCTTCCAAGGAACTCTCGGATACCCACCGTATGGGGAATCCCCATCTTCGTCGCCTTTGCTTTTACCTTTTCGCCGCATTCTGAAAGGGCAACATTCTTCTGAAGATTATCGTATGCCTTCTTTCCCACCTCAATCCGCTTTTCCAGATCATCAACCTCTTCTTGAACCGAAGGGAGCATCTCATTGAAAGTAATTGGTGCTTGTTGATTTCCCTCATCCTTATGTTTGACGATCATCATATGGGAAACCTTCGTTGTACAATCTTCCCCAAGATCTCTCCCTGGTTCTCCAAGGGCATGAAGGACAGTAAATCCATCGGAACTGAATACAGGGATATCAACCTCCTCTTGAGAGGTTCGGAATAGGTGTAGACTATTGAAGCCAGCAGCCGTTTTGATCTTTTCACTTGTGAATATCTTATCGAGTCCAAGAAGGACATGCTTTTCAGTAAAATCAACGGCTTCCTTCGGAATATGGACCCGGAAGAGTTCTGTTTGACCCTTACCCTTCCATTGGGAAGCATACTTCAACATTTCTGTTCGGATCTTTTCCTCATTTGAGAAGTTAGAAGGAGTAGACGAAGAATTACCCATTGATTCGGTTTGTTGTTCTTTTGTTGTTCTTTTGTTGTTCTTTTGTTGTTCTTTTGTTGTTTAACCTTTCATAAAATAAAAAATTCAAATTTTGTTTAAAGAATAGAAAGTTAATCATAAAATATTATTATTTGTTAAATATTATCTTTGAATTATTAGAATCCCATTCTCCAACTATTTCAAATCCATTGATACGAATTACTGTTTTGTCCTCAAGGTTGATCTGATATTCAACTCCACCAATCGTCTTTAGAATGTAAGACTCATCTTCTTCTTCGCTACTTGTTGTTAATCCATCACATGGTTCTGTCAGTTCGCTATCTGAACTAATTGTTTTTTCAATCTCATACGTTGCGTCCTCTTCAAAACCAACACCAGCCCCGATACCACCTTCTTCTCCTTCCTGATCACCTTGTTCATTTGTTTCAAGTTCTTCTTTCTTCTTAATGAGTAATAAGAGTTCATCGATACTCATTTCTTTGGGATCTTTACTCATACTATTATTCTTGTTATGATCCTTTTCTGAAGAGATCTTATTACCTTTGATAATATCTTTTCCATTTTCATCTGTTGACCAGAACATTCTTTTTCCATCAGCTCTGATTGGTTCTTTGGGACGTTGTTCCGTAATCTTCCCCGTCCATAATTTTCCTTCAGAATACATTGTTCCATGAACCCTACAGAAACACCCATCCACTTTCTTCCTATTACATTGAATATTATCATAACCCAATCCCCCACTACCCTTCTTTTCATTCCATACTCTCGCATCACATTTTGTTCCATCATAGAATCCCCTTCTTTCCTCAATGGTTCTCTTCCGTTTCTGTTTAACCTTCTTTTCCTCAAAGAATGGCGATATATCGGGATCACATAAAAGTTCATCTACATGTGGTAATATAGAATACTTCTTATGGAGTAACTCTAAGAGTTCTTTAGGGAACTTACCACTACGGCGAACATTTAAGTTTTCTTTGACAATTGTGATAGCTGACATTTCCTTATTTGTGGGTTTATTTTATGTTGATTAATAATTTTCAAATTTATAAAAAGAGATACCACAATCATTCGAATGATAAATATTATTTATCCTTTCAAACTAAATTTGAATTATAAAAGTAAAGGATATTACTTCAAAAAAAGTATCTTTTAACTAAACAACTAAACAACTATGAACAATACTTGGTCTTCAATTGTTCAAAATGGTGTTACGAAGGATTATGCTCAAAGGATGACCGAAAGGAATGATTTCCTATCAGTTATAGGGGACCTATACACTTCATTTTACAGTCGTCAGAATACATTTATTAATGATCGTAATATATCAACAGACATCCACGAAAATGAAAACGATTACATTGAGAGGAAAGGTGAAAAGAAATTTTTCCGAAGAAGGACAGTTTCAAAGAAGAAGGGTAAGAACTATCCAACAAAACCAAAGGACAAGTCAAAAGAACTACGAAGCGACATTACTGAGAAAAGTCATTTCATTCGATCAATTATTCATGGTTAGGAATAATTTATAGTGTGTTTAAAATTATTTAAAAAATTATTACTTAGAATAAGTATATTCCCATATAGTCTAGATGGTTAGGATAGCTGGTTTTCACCCAGCCGACCCGGGTTCGAGTCCCGGTATGGGAATCGCCACTATAGCTCAGTTGGTCAGAGCGTCGCACTTGTAATGCGAAGGTCGTGAGTTCAACTCTCACTGGTGGCTCACTCAACATAGCTCAGTTGGAAGAGCGGAGGACTGTAGTTCCCCAGGTCGCTGGTTCGATCCCGGCTGTTGAGATGGTTTCGTGGTGCAATCGGTTAGCACTCTGGACTTTGAATCCAGCAATCCGGGTTCAAGTCCCGGCGAAACCTTTATTCTATTATTTCTTCTACTTTAATCTTATCCCACCATTTTTTTTCATATGGTTCTATGTCTATACATAGTTCTTTCTTTAATTTATCTCTCCATGGTTTCCTTTTACCGGATTTATTCGGTGGCGGAATAATTAAATTCTTATCCTTCATTTGTTTTTTTATTTTATGAAAGAACATTTGCTTCAATTGGTTTTCATTCTGATCTAAATAAATAGGATTAATCTTCGAAATTGTTCCATCATCGTATAGTTGTTTCAGAAGTTGATTCCTACTTTTTTCCAGGATCTGCTTATTTTTTTCAAAATCTTTAATTTGATTCTTTGATTCCTTTATTACTTTAATGATCGATATTTCATGGTTCTTAAAATCTTTAAGCCTTTCCTCAACTTGACATACATAATTATTTTCTAATGGAATTGTTTCGATATCTTTATTATAAATATATTCTTTACATATTCGGTGTAATTCATCAATGATAATTTCCTTTTTTTCCTGTGGTGTTCTCTTTCTATCCAGGGCAAAATATATCACTTTATCATTATTCTTACTATATTTATGTACAAGACAACAACCTTGATTTGAGATATTTTTATGGTTGTATGATATCATCATTGCTAGATCTACTTTATCATTATTAAAATCATCAATGTAATGGCTTTCAAATTGTTCGTGGTCTTCGGGTGTGATAGACCCTTTCATTTTCATTTCAACCATCAAACGTAGATTATTATATGCTTTACTGAAGATAATAATACAATCACCTGATCCAGCACCACGAGCTGTTGTTTTCCAACATGCTTCATCATCAAATGGTAAACAATCTGAAAATATATCTTTAATAACATCTTCAGCATACTTACCCTTCTCTGTATCTTTTAAAGACCGTTCTCCCATAAATTCATCGATCATATTTTTCAATACCTTGTTTTCATCTCGGAGTGTTATAATCGTTTTTTCTTTTTCTTCGGATAATTTATTAGCCATTTCAATCTTTCCATCTGTGCCCATACGATATAAGTTAATACGGTTCTCTATTTCTTTCTCATTTTTCTCATTATTTACTGCTTTTTGTTGATTTAATTCATTTATTTCATTTATATATCGCTCTTTTACTTGATTTTTTACGGTTTCTAATTCATTTTTATGGGATCCATACGATAAATTCAGATCCTTCTTTAATCCGCTGATACTTTTTTCTAGATTTTTAATTTTTTCTTGATATAATTCATCGATATCATTGTTATTAATTGATTTAAACCTTGCGATAATCTCATCCATAGTTAAACAATTCAAGTTTAAGAGATTAAATACAGCAGAACCAAACTGAATAATAATCTTTTTAATATCTTCACTACCATTACTATATACTTGCGGGGTTTCCATCTATATTTCTATTATAACCATATTAATTCTTTAATTAATAAATCATAATAATTGAAAAACTTATGAACACGTAACCTTTCACCAACGGCGTTGTGTGATATTTTATCTTCAGGATATATTAAATTAATAAAATCTGCTATACTACGATAGCTTTGCTCAACTACAACCTCATGTGTTGTCGTATCAATGATAATATATTTATATTTCTTATTTTCTGCCATTTATACATAGTGACGTTTAATTTTTTAAATGATATAACGATTTTACTTAGTTTTCCGCGATTATTTAATAGTGATGTAATGCGACCATAATTATTATTTTAGGTTTGTAAT